GCACGGAGGTCACGCTTTGATTGCTTGCGTCCTCAATGTTCACAACCATTCGGTGCTGTGTCCGTGTTCCGCAAGCAATCAAAGCGTGACCTCCGTGCTTCAGGACACGCATAGCTTCCTTCCACACATCCACCTTGGGAACGTCGTAGTCCCACTTCTTAGCCATGAAGCTAATGCCGTAGGGTGGGTCGGTCACAATGCTGTCCACGCTGTTGTCTGGTAGTTGCTTCATCTGCTCTAAGCAGTCTCCTTGTAGCAAGTTTATTGTAATATCACTCATCGTGTGTTGTTATGTCCTTCGCCCACTCCCTCATACGTTCAGTGAACAAATCCTTGTTGTTAATCTTTCCAAATTTAGCTGGTAATGCCTCATTTGCATGGTGCATCATATACCACTCCATAAAGGAAGCATAGAACCTACGGGTTGTAGCCTCAGCAGGTTGCTCTGTCTTCTTAGCCTTCATTTACCAGTTCCTTCCCCATACACTATACGAGTTTTAACAAAACCCTTCTTACCCTCCGTCCCCTTGGTCTTACCAGACCATTTAATCTGAGACCAGTTCTTACCCAACCTCTCGTCGTCCCGATTCAGTTGCCTTGGTTGTGAGCCTTTAGTTGACATAGCACAATCCATATCACACTTTCCCCACTTTGTCAACCCCCCAACTGTGACACAACTGTGACACCCTGTCACACCAACTGTGACACCCTGTCCCATATCCTGTCACACCTAATATACCCCAAATCCCCTAAACCCTTCATTACCATACCATAACAACGAGACGGTCAAATTGGCACGATTCCTGCTAGACTATATACGTAGACACAGAACAACCATCGGAGCAAGCGTATAAGCCCAAGTCCTATAGTCCCCCACTTTGAGTTGTAAAAATACGGGTAGGCATAGAGGAGTCCTAACGGACGTAAACGAACAGTGTTCTGACGAACGGTGTCCCTAATGCTTAGAGGTTGGATAGCCCTGATGACGCCATGCAAGCTAGCCATAAAATATTATCAACGATATAGTGTATATTGACTTAACTACCTCGCACTCCTAGTAATCTCTGATTGCTTCTTTCGTAACTCGTTGATATCAGCCCATGGGGCGAAGCTGTGTCTACGCATAAGCTCCTAACGTATTAAGGGACTCACAGGAATATATTTTTTTAGAGGGCGTGGGATATATACAGTAACTAGAGCGTAGCTTGCTTAGCTGACCCCCTCCCCCTTGTTTGTCTCGCTGGTTTGTCTCGCTGGTCTGTCTGCCGGTCTGCCTGGCTGATCTGTCTTGCAGTTCAACAGCTTGTCAGTTCACCAGCTTGGCAGTTCACCGGCTTGGCAATCGCCGGCTCGCGTAGACCTCTTTTATTCTTTGTTGGGGGGATGCATCTTGCGACCTAATTATAGAGCCCACATCTTGCGACCAGTTTATGTGACTAGCATTCTTGCCCCTTGTATTGATAAGCTTATACCGTGGCCTATTCTATGGTAAAAAGAAAAAGCAAAGATTTATTAAAAAAGGTGTTGACATACTTTGATCGTCTGTCTTATGGTGTTTGTATCGCAAGCAAATCCGCAAAGCGAAAACTAAACTAAACCAAGGAAAACAAAATGAAAGCCACACTGGAACAATGGAAAAACGAAATGTTAGAAAAAGCCGCGCACATGGGTTGCAATAGGTATGAGCTAAAAACAGAAAGCAACGGCACTGTAAAAATTCACACACTGCGAATGCTTAAAAACAAAACCGAAAGGGATTCGTTTACAATGGTTGAGTTTTGCTAGTAATAGACAACCCTTCAACCCTTACCCGCCTTTGCCTTGTGCATCGTGCGGGTTTTGGGGTAGGCGAATGAATCGCCGAACTAAACTAAACCAAGGAAAAAATAACTAAACTAAATCATGAATAAATACAATCCTTCCAACGCCTGGGCTTTTGAAGTTTACGGCCCTTTCTCTTACGTCATTGCATCTTTCGCTATAAATGATGAAGAAACGCATCACGCTGCAGCCGAAAAAGCGCGAAAGCTTTGTTTTCAACTCAACAAAGAGGGCAAGCGCGCCTGGATTCGCCTTAAAAACTAAAAGCGCAAACCCTTCAACCCTTGTGGCCGCCTTCTCAATTGAGTCGCGCGGCCTTTGGGGTAGGCGAATGAATCGCCGAACTAAACTAAACCATAAACAAAGGAAAACAAAATGATCGATCTAACATACAAGACAGACGGCCTGAGTGCTACTTTCTATGTAAACAGCAACGCCGGCCTGAGTGCTTACAAAACGCTCGTTGAAACAATAGGAAGTGCAACGGTGCATCTGAGCCAATTAGACAGCACTTTATATCAGCTTAAACAAGCGGGCTATAAGACAAGGCGCACGCCTAACAAGGCGCAATCAAGTGACGAATCATTCAATGCAAGTGACGCGGCTTTACTCGAAAAGCTTTTGGCGTAAACTTTACCCTTGCAATTGATAAAAGACAAAGAGAAAAGACAACCGGCGCAAATGCCAAAAACTAAAACCATAAACAAAATACTAAACATGAAAACAAAATTCGAAACAATACAAAGCAAAATTGAAACCATAGCAAGCGAACGATCGGCATGGGCGCGAGGCGTGAAAGATTACGCCCTTGAACTAATGGAAAACCTAGAGAACAATCCTAGCCTTATTGATGAATTCAATGACGGTATGCCAATTAGAGAGAAAGACCTTTTAAGTGGGGCTTCCGACTGGGTTGCTTATAGCTACGGAGGCTGTTCTAGTATTTATAATCAAGACATTGCCGAAAGGCTTTGCACGCCTAGCGAGCTAAAGAAAGCGCGGCAAGGCGAGCGCAACCCAAACGCCAATGAGGATTGGCTGCAATGCCAGGCGCGTGCATTGGGGCAAGCTTGCCGCCTTGTATTGCTTGCGGCTAAGTTAGCATAAAACCTAGCAAAGCAAAGCAAATCACCCTTGCGCCCTGCGTTCCCTATACGGGGCGCGGGGTTTCGAGGTAGGTGAAGACACCTAAAAACAAACAAAACGCCCTCAGGGGGCATTCAAACGCCATTAAACGGCATTCAAACCAATAAACAAACCATGAAAATTCAAGACATAGTAAATCAAATCAATCAAGGCGATTCTGTCGACTTCGAAGCATCAAACGGCGATTCTGTCGAGGTATGGGAAAGCAAGTTCGGCTTCAACCTTATGCTCAATGGCAAAGTCATAAAGAGTTGCGAACGGTTCGCCCACATAGCAAGGCACTTAAAGCTAAAGTCATTGATAGAAGCCTAAACCATCAAACCAATAAACAAACATGAAAACGAAACAATTGATATTAGCACTTGCACTTGGCCTAGTTTCAAACCTGTCCGGCAATGCCTCTGAAATCGTCGCAGCAACCCTTATCCTGGAAGCGGGCGGTGAGTATTCAACTGGCTCAATGGAAGCCGTCAATGAAGTTATAAGGAACCGTGCGGCCAAGCGCAAGCTTACGACCCGGCAAGTGTGCTTGCAACGTAAACAGTTCAGTTGCTGGAACAGCGGAAGGATTGAGCAGTTGCTAGCCAAAGCAAAGCGGCACCCACGATTCAATGAGGCCCTAGCCATTGTAAACGGGAAGCCTACGAATTATACTGGCGGGGCAGATCACTACCACGCAGACTACTGCAATCCATATTGGGCAAGCTCGATGAAAAAGACTTGCATTATAGGCAAACATATCTTCTATAAGTAAAAACAAACCATGAAAAGACTGACAGACAATCAAATCCTAGCAATCTGCACGGTTGCAAGCACGCTCACAGCAATCATATGCGCCATTTATGGCCTCTACAGGTTGCAACTCTAACCCAACGACAAACAATGAAAATCATTATTATATTATACATCGCAGCTTCGGCCCTTGCGCTGGGCTTTCTAAGTCACGACTTGAACCGGGCAGAAAGTAACATTGAGATACTGGCCAAAGTGATAAAGAATCACGAAGACAGCCTATCGGACCATCGAACCGTCATTTTAGGTCTTTTGGACAAGCGCAACAACTCATTCATGTAAACAGCAAATGCAAGACATTACCGAACGTTTAAACCTAGCGAAAATCCTAATCAGAAACACGCTAGCATCTCACCAGGGAACACCGGAAACGGCTGTGACATATGCAGTCAGGCAATTAGACTTGCCGCCGGACGTTTCACATTCTCTCATTCAATACGCCAACCAATTAAACAAATAATGAACACACTAGACATAGCAGGAAATCAAAGCCAAGTATCAAGCTGCATGGGCTTCTTAGCCTCAGGGGCAGCCCGGGACGCATACCATAGGCTTCTAAAGGAAAGCACAGCAGGGCAGAGCAAGGGCGAGCAACGCAAGGCCGTTTTTGTTCGCCATACTAAAGCAGATCGCAAGCGCATGGCCAAAGCGGCGGCGGAAAGGGTAAACAATGGGGAGTCATGGCAACACGTTGCCGCCGGCTATCCTTTGAGCGCAGACTCTATCAGGCGCAACGCAGTTGCCTTTGGATACTATAAGCCAAGGCAAAAGGCAAGTGAGATGGAAGCGCAACGTGCAATCTACGACCAGCAAGCGCAAGAAGTGCTTGAGCTAGCTGTCGACGGCGTCACACAAGCGCAAGCAATGGCCAAGGTGGGCATAAGCGAAAACGCATTTTACCAAGCAATAGAAAGGGCAAAGCGATAATGACGGGAAGCATGATAGCAAGCGCAGTTCGATATATGGAAAGCATCAAGGATAAGGTGCCGCCAGCATACGAGGAGGCAATCACCGTCAAGCCCGGCACGACCCATCTGAAAACTTTAGGTCTCGACCCTCACAAAATGGTCAAGGATGTGAATAAGCTGAAGGCAAAGGGGATGACGGTAAAGGATGCTTGCGAGCAAGTCGGCATGACTAGGGCGCAATACTACAAAACTAAGAAAGGAATCACAAACAAGAAATGAAAACCATACAGCAATACCGAAAGGACAACCCGCACCTGTCAGAAGAGCAGATGCACTCTGCTTACCACGTGACAGAGATTGATGCGCCTGAGTTCGCCGTGAGCGGCTTCACGCTCATTGCGCCCGGTAGGTGTCTCGCTATCCATGGAAGCGGCAATATAGCCCCTTTACGGCTCAAGGGGAGCTATGGTGACGCGAGCGCAAGGTAGTGTGTTATAATGCTTGACAAGTTTAAGAAACTTATTTAATACATTCAATCATAGCAGCAATGCTACCGTGTCGCGACGGATCAGACCAATTTGCCGCTTGTTTCTACAAGCATTTTAAGGCCTCTTCTAGCGCGACATGGAAGGGGTCTTTTTTTATGCCCATACAGTCAGGACATGCAACAAGGTTCACGTTTTCGGAGTAGCACGATAAACCGAAGTTAGCGAAAGCTAAAGCGATCCATAACCAAAAGACGTAGAGTTTAACCATCCGAAAGGACAGGAAAAGCTATCCCGCTCTCTACGCAGGGGAAACCTAGACGAAGCTCTAACGGCCATCGACACTGGAGACTAGGATACGCTGATACCCTCTTAGTAACGTTTACCGAAACGAGGACTTTCCGGCAATGAGATTTAAGACCTCATCAAAGTGACCTCACCCTCGCTTATAGGGGAAACCGTATCTAAAGATAACAAGCCTCGAACTGGAGACGAAATCAAATGCACGTATATATTATTGAATGTGGCGAATACCACAAAATAGGACTAGCCGACAGGCCGGAACGAAGGATAAAAGACCTACAAGTTGGAAACCCTACAAAGTTGAAGCTAGTCCATTCGGTTCGTTACAAAACAAGGCAGCACGCAAGGGGCGTAGAGCAACTAATGCACATTAAGTTAAAGGCCAACCAAAAACAAGGGGAGTGGTTTTCTGGATCATTAGAATCAATAATACAGGCACTAGGGGAAGTGGAAGATGAGTTCCACATGAAGGGCAGCAAGCAAAACTTAGGACGCAAAAAGTTTGCTTGCAAGACCAAGAGAGATATTAAGCGCAGGGAGCTATATCGGAGCATATCAAAATCCACGGACAAGCACGTAACCATCGACAGGCGCAACCTACTTCTTCTGCTAACCAAGGGCATAGGGCTTCCAAAATCAGTAGCCGATGTGCTGGAGATACCAATGAAAGGGAACAAGGGTTGGAAGAAAAGAGTCATAGGATTCAAGATGCCCAGAGAGGTGTTCTTGGCTAACTGCGACCCTTCAATTAAATAAGGATTCCAATGGGTGAAACTATGTCTGGACAACAGGACTCACCGATTTGATTGAGACCAAGGGACCAAAGTTTCTTTAGAAACTAGGACGTTTCTTCTTGACCATACAAATAACTTGCCCTAAATCTTAATTCATCCACCATACAAGACCAATAAAACAAAGAAACACCATGAAAAAACTAAGTGAAACATATAAAGAACTAGAGATTGCATTTAGCTTTCCTATCAGGATTAAAGATGCCAATGGTAACTTGACTTACTTCGAGAACAGTGATGGCTTCTGGTGTAGGTATGAGCGTGATGCCGGCGGTTACGTGACTTACTTCGAGAACAGTGATGGCTTCTGGTGTAGGTATGAGCGTGATGCCGGCGGTTACGTGACTTACTTAGAGGACAGTAATGGCTTCTGGTGTAAGTATGAGTATGATGCCAAAGGTAACGAGACTTACTACGAGAACAGTGATGGCAAAAAGCAAGGAACTCCACGCTCAGCCAAGACCTGTGACGGTAAAGTCGTAGTAGTCGATGGAACTAAATACAAACTTCAAGCATTATGAAAACAATACCAACAAAAGTAAGCATCCAGTCCGCTAATCCTGACTGGAACCCAATTTTCAATAGCATTCAAGTTGGCCCCAATGACGAGGCCGCTGGATCTTTTCTGACCATCTACGGAAATGATACGCAAAACAACAAAGATTTTACTTGACCATACATAAATAACCCTATGGATTGACCATAGTTCTTTCAAATTTTCATTGTGCCCCATTAGTTTAACGGGTAAAACACCAGCGCAAATCGATATAAGCCGACTAGTAGGCCACTAGTTGGGATCGATGAGCTTAATGTTGGAGAT